GGAGGAAAGTTGTATTTGCAGCACCAACAAAACTAGTTGTTGCAATACCGATGGCAGAATCAGTTTCTCCAACATGAACATACTCTAGTTTCTCACCAGATACAAAGAAGTGGTTTGGAATTCTAATGGTATTATTTGTTGTGTTAGCAATACCAGCATCATTTGCTTCAAAGTATCTCTCAAAGATTGGGAGATTTTCATGCTGCATTTCAAATGCTCTCTTAACATCGGATTCTGTACCTTCATAAGCTCCTATGTCACTGTTGATTGATCCATTAGTGAAGTCAATCTCATTGGATAATGTGGTATCTTCATTCAAAGATAATGCATTCATGTACACATTAACCACTGTGTCAATACTTGCATTTGGAGTAAAGACGAGAGAAACAGTTCCTGCAGCAGAAACTCTAGATCCAAATGTTCCTAGTCCAGCACCAGTTTCTATGACACCATATTCTGTATCATATGTCTGATAACTTTGTGTTGAATCTATGTAATCATCAACAATAATAAATTCAGAAAGTTGAGTTGAAGTATTAGTTGTATCCGTAACCTGAGCTATGAAATAAGCAGCATGATAATTTTCTGAATATTCAGCAACTGTGTTGATCCCTGGAGACCCTGAGGCAGAAATACTGGTTGTTCTAGCTTCAAGTCTAGATCTGGTAAGATCAGCAGTTCCAATACCAGTGATGGTATTCGTAGAAAGTCCTACTTGGATGGTGTTGATCACACCTGTAGTTGCAATACCAACAGAGGTTGGAATGAAATCAACATTCAAAGAAGATCCACTGAAATATGCATGATATGTTCCAAGTCCAGTTGCAGCAGATCCACCAAGATTTGTAGTTAATCTACCATACTCCAACATTTCAATATTTGTACCGTCATGAACAATATTAAGTTCAATTGCTTCAAACTCTTCATTTCTAGTCAAGTCTGGATTTATATTAACCAGAACTTTAACACCAGTATGTGTATCTCCGATTGAAACAATAGTGGTCGTGACACCAGATGTTACTGGAGAACTCTTAGTTTCAATTGTTGCAACACCACCAAGACTTGTAGTTCCAGTTCCAAGGAAATTGTCATTTAAGTTATAAGAGAAAACACTAAGGTTGTAATCATTAACTGTAGATTTAGTTGGATAGAATTGAAGTTGAGCATCTGTTCCAGAAATAGCAAAGTCAAAAGAACCTTGATCATACTGTGTTTCAACTCTACCGTATTGATTCAGATATCCACGAGAATTGTCATGGAGGACATCCACAAGCATTAATTGTCTTTGTGCATTATATCTTCTATCTCTGACGTATGTGATATATTTTTGGAATCTAACGTCACTTAAAGAGAAAGTATCTACTACACTAAAGGGAGTTGATCTGGGATTACTATTAAAGTCTTCACTAATATCATCAATAGAAAGAACTCTATTACCAACAGATTCAAAATAATCTGTAAGAATTCTATTAGAAAATATTATTTCATCAGAAATAAGTTTTGAACCTTGAACCAGACTATTTTCTGAAGCAAGATCAAATCCATAAACACAATTTAGACTTGCAAAACCATCAATATTATTGACAGCACTGAAATTCGTAGTATTAGTTGGAATTCCAACAGTCATATTATTGTCATTATTAGATTCTAATTGATAATCTGAAAACTTCTTGTACCCTAGTGTGTGGTTTAAAGAAGCAACGTCATCATTCCAATCATCATAAGTAACTTTAGATCTCAATGAATATGAGAAGTTTTGGTAATAGAAATTATCTTGAAGTTTTTGTAATTCAAAGTTTAATCTACCAAAATCTTCTTGCCAACCTTGCACAACTTTTGAGGTTGCTCCCAGATTAATATAAGAATCAAAAGAAGTAATGGATGATGCTATTCCTTGAACTTTAGAATCCTTTCCTTTAATTACTTCACCGACAACAAAATTTTCATCTGACGAAACAGTTAGTGTGGTGATTTTTGGATCCCAACTTTGAATTGTTCCAGTTGCAGAATCTGATACGATTTCCTCACCATCGGCAAAGTTTCTTGTGTTTAAGGTTGATTCAAATGTTGGGAAATGTTTAGATGCAAGAATCTTTCCAGAAGAACTGGTTGCTTTAAAGGTTCCTGGGAAACTTCCATTTTTAAACAATCCAGCCATGCTATAAGTAACACTTCCAATGCCACCAAGGTTTTCAGTAACTCCTGTAACATTAAACAACTTATAATCATATCCAGAGGAGTTGTATCCTAAACCAGTTGATCCTACACCAACACTAATACCCTCTACGAGAACTTTGTCACCTACAGCAAATGGGAAGGAGTTGATGGTACTAAATCCAACAGATAATGTTGCTGTTACTGTCTCATCTGCTGTATTAAAAACAACTGTATTGATTCCAACACCAGCACCACTCTGTGTTGGTATGATTGTTGGTGTCACATTACTCATACCATTAGTATTTTTTAAAATCTCTACATTAGATTCTCCAAGGGTTACTTTTAGATCAACATCAGTGACTTGTTTTTGAGTTTTTCCATCCAGTACAATAAGTTTGGGTGGAACTGAGAATCCCCTTCCAAAGGATGTAATTCCTACGGTGTCAAACGATGCTAAGGAATCTATTTTGATAATTTGAGGAAGAAGAATTCTGGGGTTTAACGTTGGATCTGATGGAAGATTAAATCCAATATTATCCAATGTCATGTTCTTGAGAGAACCAATGCTTGAACTCTTTGCTTCTAAAATAGCACCATTACCAGCAAGAGTTGTTACTGTAGATATACCTGGCAGTGAATAGTAATTACTTCCTTGATTAGTAAGTTCAACTTTTGCTATAGGACCATATGTATGAGTACAATCAGTATCATATGTAATTAATGCAGAAGTATCATAAGAAGATTTCTCTGGTGTTTCCGCAATAGAATACGTAAAGGTAGTAGTTGTTCCCACTGTAATGCTGTGAGTGCCATTATAGAGACTGCCTTTAGGAATAATAGTATTTCCAGTAATAATCTCATTATCAGTTACTATTTCTGCTTTTGTTTCAGGAAGATCACTTTCATAAATTGGTGTTAGATTGTAATAGAGTTCATTGGGAGTATTTTCATTTACAACTAATACTGCTTTTGCACCAGATGTTCCAACAATACCTTGTCTAGTTAATTCAAATGTACTGCTATCTTTATATTTTTCCCATTCTTTAGTAAAGTTCTTATCAACATACAGATTAAATTTAAATGCAGGATAAGTTGTTCCTTGTTTTACATAAGATAGTGTTGCATCCGAAAGATCAAAAGTTACTGTAGAGTTCTTGTACAGTTTTATTGATGGACTTATTGGATTAATGGTTCCTAAAGAAGCACTAGTTATTCCTACGATAGTTGGTTTTGGTTGAGTTGCATCAAAATAAGTGTCTGATAATTTAAATCTATTATCATCAACTCTTACAATATAATAAAATCTATCACTAGATAACCCTACAGAAGATGACTCTGATGTGTGAATTATTTTATCACCAGTTTTAAATCCATGAGAGTTGATTGTTATCGTATTTGTTGTAGTGTTAACTCCTGCAGTTGCAAACCCAACAGGATTTACAATCAATCTTCTGTTAAAGTCATTATAAGTTAAGGTTACAATCCCAGTATTTTGTGGATTAACATTAATAAAAATATTATGAGGTGAACTTAAACCATGAGTTCCTGCTGTAGAAACAGTGACTAAGTTTCTTCTGATATCTCCAGTGATTACACTATAGTTTGTTTTGAAACTATGAGTATCCCCAGTTCCAACGTTTCTAAAGAATAATGTAGTTGAAAGTGTATTTGCAAGACCAACAAATGTTCCTGTCGTTCCAAGTCCAACTCTTACAGTGGCAATACCAATTAAATCATCATTGATTTTTGCAACAAATAGATTTGTGCCATCTGCAAGAGTTGTTCCAACTCCAACATTAGTTTCGTCTTGTACAATTATACCAGAACCTTTAACTGTTCCTATTCCTGTAGAATATGTTACTTGATCTCCAGTTTTTAAGTTGTGACCTGGAAGATAAATTGCTTTAGTTTGAATAAAGACTGAGGTTGCACCAGCACCTGGATTGGAGAAAGAAATCGTCGTTCCAATTCCAACTCCAGCAGTTGTTCCCAATCCTACAGACTCTGCAGGATCAAAATAAATTTGTTTGTTTAAAGAATAAGAATAATCAGTTCTAAATCCAGAATTAATTCTTAACTTTCTAGGAACTTCATAAACAAACTTTCCTATTGTGTGAGATGATCCAACAGTATTATCAAATGCTCTTAAAATTCTAATTCTAGAATTTAAAGGATCAACATTCAGAACTTTAACTTTTTCCGAACCTATAATCAGAGTATCATTTTCTCTAATGCTAGGATAATTTAAATCACCAGAAACTCTGAAATAAGTAACGATTCCAGTTACATCAGTATTGCCAATAGCAACACCTGTGGTTCCTACACCAGCAATTGTTAGTCTATTTGTTTTTATGCCAACATTATAAGATCCTTCAATACCAGATGATGTTGTAGATAATCCAGAAATTGAAATAGTATCAAGAGGTTCAAAGTTATGTGGATTATCGGAGAATACTAAGTATTCTCCTTTAGATTGACCTGGATATACTTCAACTCCTTCAATAGTGCTTGAAGCAACACTTATGTTATTGACAGATCTTCCTTTTATACGAGTTATTTTTGCTGCTACACCTTGACCTCTAGTTTCACTGTTATCAAACACAAGAGTTTCATTAACTCTATATTCTGATCCACCTGTAACAATACCAACACTGTCAATTATTCCAGGTGCGATTGCAGTGACAGTTGCGGTTTGATTTAACTTATTTGGAACATAGAAATAAGAATACTCTAAATCATCTTCAATTACATTTAACGGTTGTGTGTTTCTACGCCAATCACTAGAGATGACAAAGGAATCATAATTTGATTGTGGATTGAAGTTAAAATTATCAACAACACCTTTATAGTTGTTGCCAATTACATAAGGGAAAACTGGTTTACGATTTTTTTCAAAAATACCAGAAGACTCTGCAAACTTATCATTGATTGTAGTAAAGTATGCATATGTTCCATTTGGAAATTCTGGAGTTATACAAAATCTTCCATTATTCTCATCAAGAACACTATCATCAGAAACTTCATTATGTGTGTAGTCTTCAACAAAGAATCCTTCTGGGAAAATAGAGGTGGGTGGTCTGTTATCTTTAATATCAATAGAATATCCAGATCTCATTTGGGTGATCGTACCACCACTTATTCTAGAGAATCCATATGGACCATATATTGGATGCCCGTCATAAGCAAATCCTAAAATAGGGGAATGTTTTGTAGACGGAACTTCAATACTATTGACTTTCTTTAAATCTCTCTCACCATGTAAAGTATTACCATTCTGATCAGTGACAAAAACAGTTTCTCTAAGTTTTCTTGGTGCATACAAGTGAGAATACTGAAGACCAAAATCATCTGACTTTAAACCAGTTGTAATTACACCATCATCTTGTGAAAAATATGTAAAATATTTTTCAAATAAATTTACTCTCCAATTCTGTACGTTTGCTTTAAATACTGGTAATATTTCTGCTGATCCAGCTGGTATAACATCAATAGTTGTCGTACCAAAATCGTCTGAATACCCAGCACCGGGTTCAACAATCTTGACATCAGTTACTGATCCGTTTTCTAAGACTGGAACTAATACAGCACCGACTCCATCACCAACTACATCTAAATCTGGTGTAGATACATATCTACTGCCAGCCTTTTGAATAATAACATCAACTACTCTACCATTAACAACAATTGGAGTTAATTGACAATCAGTTCCTGACTGAAGTTCAACGGTTGGTTGTCTATCTAAGTTTATAACTTCAGAAGATCCATATCCAACACCACCATTCTCTAAGTGTATAGAAGTTACTGTTCCTCTCACGATTGGTTGGAAAGATCCTTTAAAGGTTTCTGTTCCGATAGAGGAAATCCCTACATTTCCAGATAAAGTAAGTGTAATATCTGGATAGTTAAAGATGTGAGTTCCTACACCCACAGAAGTCATATTAACGTACTGTTTTGTTCTAGTATAAAATTCTCTATCAGATGAAACTCCTACCTGAGATAGATGGAAGGAGTCCTTGTCAACTACGGTTACAAAATACTCAGTATTTACCGACAATCCTGAGACAGGAGTT